AGCCATACCCAAAGACTGCATAGTGCAGGACACCATGCGCTGTGATGGAGCCAATGTGATAGGTGTTGAGATACGCCACACCTCTGGTAGCAACAGTTATCTATTGTTTGGCAACTATACACAGGAAGTGCGTAACCTCCAGGGAGTTAAGATCTCACTGGCAGTGTTTGATGAGCAACCACCTGATGACGTCTACAGTGAATTGGTCACACGTACTGCCACCACACAGGGACAGGTCCTATGTTCATTTACGCCCCTAAAAGGCCTCAATGGATTAGTATCAAAGTTTTGGTATGGTGAAGAAGGCTATGCACACGTTCGCGTGGCCTGGGATGACGTGCCTGAACAAGATCCCTGGGGAGAGCCATTCCTACTCAAAACCACACGCCAGCAGTTAGAGCGTGATTATCTGCCACATGAGCGTGAAGCACGTATCGCTGGTATTCCTGTGCAGGGGCAAGGTGCTATCTTCCAACTGCGTAATTGGCCCACCTACAAGACTGGTGAGTATGATTTCAAGAACATGCTACACATAGAACGCATCCTGGCCTTGGACTTGGGCCTGGTCAGAGACAAGACTGTGATCACCCTAATGTATTGGAATCCTCGCACACAAGAAGCCTGGATACACAGTCAGGTCATAGTCAAAGGCACAGAAGAAGCCAATCCTATCAATTGGATCAACCACCTACTGCGCCCTGAAGTATTTGGCTGTCCTATCGTGTTACCTTCTGATGCCAACACAGCAGGCAGATATACCATGAGTGCCCTGAGCCTGCGAGCCCTGTTTGAAGAATACAATCTCAATGTGCATCCTAACCCCATAATGAATCCACCAGATTCAGAAGGTAAGATAACCAACCACAAATCCTTTGGTGTCAACGTGATGCGACAGATGTTGGAAATGGGCACCCTACAGATCAATGAAAACTGCGTGGAGTTTCTCAAAGAAGCCCGCAACTACTATGTGGACACACAGGGACGTTTCAGTGATCCAGATGACTGCATTGATTCAGCACGTTATGCTCTATTGGGCTGTTTGAACAGTTGGTCAGAGCCTGTTGATGCCCTACTACCTGAACAGCGTAGACAGGAATTCAAACAACGCATTAGACTGAATCAACAGCAACGCCTACAGAATAAACCTGAATGGAAACGCACATTTTCGCCAGCAGACTAATATGAGATTCTATTACCAAAGAGGCCCTGTATGGACCAAAACACACTGGCGCAGGCCCACTAAAGAACTGGCCTCCAGTTTTCTATTTTGGGCCATACCCAAGGCCAAAGAATTGGATTTAGAAATATGGCTACAGGGAGCCTTCCTGCGTGATCCTCTCACAACCTGGGATCTTGATATAGTGTTATTAGGTGACTGTGAAGATGAACAGGCACTTGAAAGCCTGCAACTGGCTCTGCTGGACAAGGCTCTAAACCATTACAATCTCTTGTTAGATCCCTATTGGGCCAGCGATCTCTGTAAGATGACCCGCTTACCCAATGGTACATGGACATCAAGTGATACCATAGTCAAAATGATACATCCCATAATCAAACTCACAGAGCAAGAAAGTTTCAAACGTGATCGCAGGCAAGATCCCACTGTGGTGCCACTTACTGAATACATGCTGGCTATGAACTACAAGGACAGGTTACTCAATGCCAAACATCAAGAACTGTTAGATCAAAAAGGTGGTTTTGAATACCAGTCTGCCCTGGATTGGCTTAAAGCCTCCACCTAAATAGCCCCCAAAAGGGCATTCTAATAAATAACTAATACTACCAGGACCTCTAACTATGTTTGATAAAAGCCACTTTGTAACCAACAACGTCTATAACGCCAAAGGCGCTATGGAGCGTTTCCTACGTATGAAAGGGCTACTTGATCAGAAGTGCGCGGCTAACCTACGCCTATTGGCCACCAAGAACAACATCAACAGAGCCAGTGATTACCACTACTTGAATCTGGCAGTGACACAGAGTACAGAACCTGTAAACGGCATTGACTATATCCACCCTGTGGTCAAACCCAACGTAGTCTAGTCAACAGCAGTGCTCTCAAAGGGCATACTGCAAAATGGAGAGATCAACTTTGAATTTGTACCTGACAATGAAGCAGATGATGAAGCCGCCCGCCAAGCCACCAACATGGTACACAAGTTGGTCAATCAGAGCAATGATCCCCATTTTATCCTACAGCACTGGATCATGGACGCACTGCTACACAAGAATGGTGAGATGTTGATTTCACCTCACAGAGAACAGATTACCAGATACATCAAAACACAGGGCACAGCAGATCAATTACAGGCATTTGAAGCACAGGCCGCAGATGGCGGACTCACTGCTCTACGCACCAGCAAGCGTAAGGTCAAGATGGACACTGCCCAGGTCCTATTGGAAACACAGCAGTGGGCACAGGGAGCAGATGCTCGCCAGCATGAACAGCGCATCAACAGCGTATTGGACAGCCTCAAGCGTGGTGCAGAGGGTGACATGGAAGCCCCAATGGAAGAAATTGAAGGGCCAGAAGATCAGATACATGTACAAGAAGGTGAACAGGCCATCCGTGATGCTATCAGTAGAAACACTATCTATGAAGCAGAATACAAGATGACGGGCTATAACCTAAACATACGCTTCCGTCCTATCGCACAGCACTATTGGATGTGCGACCCCACAGTGATCAACATACAAGATCAACCATTCTGCGGTTTTTATGATCCTATGACAGTGGCAGAAGCCACAGAACACTATCCAGACCTAAACATGGATGAGTTCATCATGCATGCTGAATATTCAAACGTGGGTGCTTACCAATCAGGTTCATTGCTGAACAACTTGGCCCTACACGCACGTGATTCTGTGCCAATCAATGGCCTGCCCAACAGTGGCTATGCGGCACAGGATCCAATGAGTCGCCAGATCACAGTGCTGACAGTTTGGAACCGCTTTGACATTGATGGTGATGGTGAGTTGGAATTGGTTGAAGTTATCTATTCTGGTTCCTACATTATTTCAGCACGTGAAGTAGAGTTTATCCCAGTGGCCAACATGTGCCCACGTCCCTTACCACAAAACTTCTATGGTATGAGCCTGGCTGAAACATTAGTGCCAGCACAAGAATACGCCACGGCCGCTCACCGCGCTGAAATACAATTGGGCCTGCTAACTGCCACTCCACGTTTAGGTGTCAAACCAGAGCGTGTGGACTTTGAGATGCTACAGGATGGTGAAGCCGCTATCTTTATCTTGGACAGCAAGTTTGATCCTGCCACAGACATCTATCCAATGCCTGCTCCTTCAGGTAATTTAAGTTTTATTGAAGTGGCTCTAACACGCCTACAGCAGGATGTCATGGGCTTGGTTGGTATGACCACTCCCACTGACACATTTAATCCACAGGTCATGAGCCCTGGTAATTCAGGTGCTAAACTGCAATTGGCCATGGGTCCTAACCAACTGATACAGGACAACATCATCAAGAACTCTGCAGAAGCAGTCAAAGATGCTGTTTGGTTAGTATGGCGCACTCTAATCCAGTATGGTGATGACTATGGTGTCAAGAAGTTGGCACAGCAATTCCACCCCAATGGCGAAGCAGTGTTTATTGATGCCAAAAACTTTGATGACATGAACTACTGTGAGCGCAAGATCATACACATGGATTTAGCCTTGGGCATGGCTTCAGAAGAAAACAGCCTACAGCGCCTACAGATCATTAAAGGTGTTCAAACACAACTTACACAAGAAATTACTGCGGGCGTAGCCAGTGGTGCATTGACCCCTGCGGCATTCAAGAAGATGCGCAGGCCCTATGAAGACATGCTGTATGTGTTGGGTGTCAAAGACTGCAATACCTATTTGCCCACTGAAGAAGAAGTCATGCAAATGGTTCAACAGAGTCAAAAGGCACAGAGTCAGCAAGGACCAAGTCCAGATCAAATCAAAGCGCAGGCACAGGCTGGTTTGGATCAGGCTCGCACACAAGAAATCATGGCTAAACTACAAGGTCAGCATCCAGAAGCAGTTAAAGCCATAGCACAGGCCAACAAGGACAATGCTGATGTCAGTGGTACCAGTGCGTCACGTCAGTTGG